AGCGACTGCTTTTATAGATGAGCTAGACCTTGGCACGAATGTGGACATGACGAAAGCCCTGGACTTTAAGATGTCGCTCCAGGTATCCGGACAGCCCAACATCGGAACATCGGTCACTTCAGGATTAAGTGGACTAACCTTTACTGGGACAGCCGGATCATTGACCCCTACCTTTGCCAACAGTGTTTACGCATACGCGTACACCTTCACAACCAGCACAACTATTACTGTGACCCCGACTGCGGGAACGCAGCAACAGTACACTATGTACGTTGATGGGGTGAGCCAAGGCACGTTCAACACCGGATCAGTCTCCCCAACTATCGCGTATGCGAGTGCGGGAACAACGCACAAAATCGACTTGGTGGTATCTGGAACAGGGTACACACCCTTGACCTACAGCACAATAGCAGTCAGAACCTCCTAATAAATAAGGAGAGTCCCAGAGGGTTTTCTGACCACCCTTGGAACTCTCCTGAAAGGAAGAGAATCAACGATCCTGCTGTATATGTTATTAAATTACATTCAAATGTTTAATATTTTTGGAGGTGCGAACATGTTGCCAGTTATTTATACGTTAGATCAGGACAGATCACTAAAATTAGGTTTTAGAGGCATTGCCAAACTAGAAAAGGTCTTCGGGGCAAATGTGGACAAGTGGAATCTAAAGGAACTTACCTTTGACCAAGTGGCAGAAATTTTAGCCGAATCCCTACGACGAGAAATCCCTGACATTACAACCGATAAAGTGATGGATCTCATTGACGACTACAGCGATATTAACACAGCCATCAAAAAGACGTTCGAGTGCATCAATGAGACCTTCGGAAAAAACGAGGCAACGGTGGCAGCGGAGCAGCCACCGGAAACAGCCCTGGAAGTAGCTCCGGAGGAAACCTCGGAAGTGGCTCCAGAAGTACAGTCGGGGACAGCAATCTAGGATGGGACTGGGACAAAGTTTATAGAACTGCGATGCGAGCGGGGATTCGTCCCAGTGAATTCTGGGACTTAACTCCGGTCGAGTATAACCTCATTGTTGAGGCATACGGAGAATCGCAGAAAGAATTCATGTACCGAGATATTAGGAACGCGTATTATACCGGTTGCTTTGCCCAAATTGAGAAGCCCTCAGAGTTTTACGACAAGATAGTGGGCAGCCTCTCTTCCAGCTCACAAAGCGCGGAAGAGATGTTTGAATTCCTTAAAGGCATTGCGAAAGGCGGCACTCAAGACGAGGCTTTGGATTCGCGATTCCGTATCCCACTAAAGCTCACACCGGAATTTGATGTGGGCGTTTTTAGTTATATCTACAGTATGGAAGAAGACACCCTCAAACTTCACCTTCCCGATGTTGCACTTTCTCTGGATGGCGTGGTTTTGGCCCCTGTTAAGAATGTGTACTCCATCAGACCAGGGATCGTAAACATCAAATATTCAGGCCAAGTTTACACGATTGTAATAATCCGGGCTTAGAAAGGAGGTGTTGAAGTGGGCGATACAGTCAGTAATATTATTGCGCGTGTTGGGGCTGATGTTTCACCCTTGAGCGCAAGTATGAAAGAGGCCCAGAACACGATCCTAACCTTTAAAGATGAATCATTGGCGGCCCTTAAATCGTTTGGGCTACCGCACATTAGCAGTACCAATTTGGTCGAGTCGATCCAATCGGGCCAACGTGTTGTTGTGAATTTTGCAAAGGAATCAGGGGAGAGCCTGGCGCAGTTTCAGCAGCGTGTAAGGACAACATTCCAAGAAGCCGGGATTGATATAACAGCCTACGAGCGTGCCTTAACGGATGCCGATAAAGTTCATGCCGAGTTTGCAAAGGGCGCAGTTAAAAGTTTCCAGGCGGTTAGTGCTGCGGCTGAGGAAGTAAACAACACAGCAGCCGAAATGAGGAGTTCATTAGGTAGCTCACTCACTGGTATCCAGGCCAACTTTGGGGCCTTTAAAGAGTCAGCGGTTAACGCTTTCCAGACCATGACTGACAGCAGTGCTACTTTTGGTGAGAAGGTAGGCGCGGTAAGCAACATGGTCGTGGATGGCTTTGGGCTTATGACCGGGGCCATCGAAATATTTATAGCCATCGAAGTCGTGAAAAAAGTCGGAGAATGGATTGCATCTCTGGAGGAACTTGCAGGAGAAACGCAGGACGTAGAGCGGCGCTTTTATGCTACGATGGGTTCGATGTCTGAAGAGGCCGAGGACTTCAGCAAGAGGCTGAGTACAGCCTACGGAGTCAGTGAAGAGGCCATCAAAGGTATGATGGGCAAGGAATATGCGAACAGTCGTATGCTTGGCTTTGACCCAGACCAGGCGGAAAAAATGTCTGAAAAGGTTACGCAGCTATCCTACGACCTTGGCAAGCTAAAAGGCATTGATCCCACCGCAGCTTTTGATGCGCTTTCGAGAGGCATCGAAGGGCAAACCAGGGGCCTAATGGAATTAGGTATCCGAATCACCTCGACTGACATCAAGAATCAAGCCCTGCGGGATGGGATCATCAAGCAGGGGCAGACCATGACCGATGCCCAGACCTCGGCAGAGGCGTACAAACTGATTCTCGAAAAAGTCCAGGGGGCGACCGGGTACTACGCGACCCAGGCAGACACCCTTTCCAACCAACAGGCCAAGCTCAACGAGGGTTGGGACAAAATGAAGGAAACTATGGTCAACGCGCTCACCCCAGCGTTTGAAGGCTTTTATAAGGTTCTCAACTTCGTCGCGGAGGGCATAGAGAATTTGAGTAACCTTGTCGCAAGCGCGATCCAATATATTGCGCTTTTTGCGGAGGATGCTGCGAGCGCGGTCACTGACATCCTAGCCTTGGACTTCTCCAAAATTGGATCGGATTGGGCCAACAACTACGCATCCATTTTCGACTCCAACGCAGCGACTAAAGAGCTTGGCAACACCATGGACGCAGCAACCACAGCGGCTAACAACCAGGCCGCAGCCCAGAAGAACCTGAACAAAGCAGCCAACGCGAACGTCATGAGCTTCGACCAACTGCACAACATTACAAACAGCGGAGCCGCATCAGCCGCAGCCCAGGCAGCCGCAGTAAACAACCTCGCTGACGCGTTGGCAAATATGAACGCGGCGGGTGGCGCTGGTGGCGGCGCGAGCAAGGGCCTCACCATTCCTATCATTGGGAAGGATGGCATCACACCGATGCTGGTGGACATTGGATTGGCTTTGGCAGCGCTTCCACTCCTTAAAAAGATAACTGTTTCGGCCCTCGACGCAGCGGGAGGGATTCTTAGCGGCATCCTGCGAAAAATCGGTCTTATCGAGCCTGTGGTCGTTCCGGTCACAGCAGTCGATGATGTCGCAGTACCAGTCGGAGAAGCCGAAGCTGAACTCGCGGCTGTCCCAGCAGCCACAGTAACAACCCTTACCGCGCTGGATACTGTGCCCCTTGGCATCGCAGCAGCAGAGGGAGAGCTGGCGGTGTTCGACGCACTCCCAAATGTAGCAACCTTGACCGCGCTGCCAGCGGTTCTTCCGGGTATAGCGGTAGCCGAAGCGGAACTGCTAGTCTATGACCTAGCGCCAAATGTAACCACCTTGACCGCGCTTCCTGCTGTTCTCCCAGGCATCGCAGCCGCAGACTTAGAACTGGTGGCGTTCGACGCGCAGCCGAACATTACCACCTTAACCGCGTTGGATGGTGTGGGGGTAGGAATAGCAGCCGCAGACGCGGAGCTGGCTGGTTTTGTAGCGGCCCCATGGGTAGTAAGGCTGATGGCATCGGACGGAATAAGCGCGGTCGTTGCAGGAGTAATCGGCATGTTTGCTACCTTGCGGAGTACAATCGCGGGTGTAGCTTCAGCCCTTGCCGGGATTGGCTTGTCTGGGATCGGATCAATGGTAACAGGCGCTATCGAGTCGGCGGGTTCGGCTTTGAGTGGTATGGCCTCCTCTATCGGAGCGGCTACAGCAGCAGCGGCCCCAACCATCGGAGAAGGGATGCTCGCACTCGCACCTGTTGGGCTTGCAACCGGGGGAATTGTCACAGCCCCAACCCTCGCAGTAATCGGCGAAGGAAAGGGCCCGGAGGCAGTAATCCCACTCGATCAACTCGGCAACATCATGGGCAAGAGCGCGGCCCTATCCGGGAGCGGCAGCGGCGGCACTCCATCACCACAGCTGATCAACGTGACACTGCAACTTGATGGGAGGACGCTGGCCCGGACAATGTACTCGTACAACGTCAACGAGGCTGATCGATTAGGAACAACCATCGGGTACGATTCTAGCTATAATCTGCCAAAATAGGAAGGCTGAAAGTTCAGCCCTCCTATTTCATCAACAGCCGAAGTAGGTGAAACCATGGCAACGATAACAGTCAATGGATCGGCGCTGCCGGAGCCTCAGAAGCTCACAAATAATATGTATATGATCGGTGACAGCAAGCGGAACGCAGCCGGAACCATGAACCTCCAATACATCGCGAACAAACGTAAGTATGCTGTCCAGTGGGGAACGATGACCGCAGCCCAGCTTAACACCATGGTCAATGCGATCAAGTCCAGCACCCCGCAGTTTACCGCAGTAGTCCTAGACCCAGGGGCGAGCGGAGGCAGCTATTCTGGCCAGTTTTACGCGGGTGACATCTCCTATGACGACATTAAGATCGACACCTACTCAAATATAACATTCAACAATGTCAAAGTTGACATCATCGAATGTTAAGGAGAGGAGGCCGAAATGCTCAATGTAACCTCAAACTTTCACAATAAAATTTCCACTTTTCCCCGAACTATCTCGGCCACAGTAGAGTTCGACCTTGTGGACGCACAGGCCCAGAGCAACTGTACACCAACCGCAAACTCCATCGCAGGGATAGGAGGCGTGGACCAGGCCACCGATGGGCTGACCCAGATACGAAAATATATGTGCGAGGAGAACAACTGGACGCTGCTTGATGGCAGCTTTTACACCCCACCAAAGCCAACAGACAACATCGCCACAGACTCGATTGGGTGGTGGAGCGCGGCCCTCTCGGACGCGAGCACCAACTTTGCAGCGACTTACCCAACACTGACCTTGACGCAATCCGCGCCATTTACGAGCCTGGGTTTGACTTTTGTGTTTTCACCTTTAACCGGGGATTATTGCGATTCGCTCCAGATAGTAACAACGGACAACCTTTCCAACCAAGTCACCTACAACATCTACCCAAATGTAGCGATTTACTTCTGGAGCCAACAGTTAACAAATATAACCACTGTGGTCATAACATTTTATTCTACGAACAAAGCCTACCGCCGGGTGCATTTAGCGGAGGTTATATTTGGTGAGCAATTCCTGTGGTCGGGCCAGAACCTATTCGACCTTGACATCCTGGAAGAATTTGACCCACTGTGCAACAGCGCACCGCCGAAGGAAGTCCACACAAGCGTTGCCAACAACCTGAATAATTTCAACTTATACCTCGGCGATTTACAAAAGAAACAGCCCCTTAAACCATTTCTCAATCTCATAAATACCGATGGAACGATGGAAACAGTGCCCATGGGAACTTTTTACCTTTACAACTGGCGCAACGATTCCAACTATCTCTCATCGACTTTATACGCGCGGGACATGCTCGACCTTATGGATGGAACGACTTTCTACACGTACACCTACTCCGGAACCTCGATCACCCTTTATAACTTGGCGGTCGTGATTATCCAGGACTTTGAGGCGCAAGCAAGCCTAAGTGTCAATTATCAGATAGACACAGCGCTTCAAAGCATTAGTACGACAGGGGTACTTTCGGCAATGTCGCACCACAACGCTTTGATGTATGTGGCCCAAGCTGGCATGGGTGTTTTATATGTGGATAGGTATAATACCCTGCACATCCGACAGTCCCAAAGCCAGCAGCCCCTAAACACGATGCCTTACACCGAAGAGTTGACCATGAGTATGCAGGAAACCTACCCCAGGGTAGCAATCCAGGACGCTTATAATTATTTTACGCTCAACATTTATACAAGTACGGTGTCCGGCAGTTCAGGCACGATCTACTCTGGCGTGGTTCCCATTGTCACTACGACCGAGCTTTGGGTGAAGTACACCTCCTCTGCAAGCGCATCGACCTGCTCCGCATCAGTGACCGGAGGCACACTTGTCTCGGCCTTGTATTATACAGACGCGGCCTTTTTGGTTATCAGTGGCTCCGGTAACGCGGCGATCACGATTACAGGAAACCCAATCCAAAGCACATCGGTACAATCCGTTCTTAATATCGCGGGAACACAGCCAACTAATGAGGTTGATATTGATAACCCACTGATTACAACTGCGGCGATGGCGGCAAACGTCCTTAACTGGTATGCGACGGAGTGCGGCAACGTGTATTTGTATGAAGTGGAGAGCTGGCTTGACCCCAGCTTGGAGTGTGGTGATGTCATCTATTGGGATTCACAGTACGCTACAGACACAAAACAGGCCAAGATCATCCGTCAAGAATTTAGGTTCGGTGGAACCCTTTCCGGAACATTAAACGGAAAAGGATGGCCTTGATGGTTTTGCGATGATTTACTGTTCTGGCTCGGTGGAGTCAATGAGTGGCATTTCAAGTAGCGGATCGGCCCTAACTACGACCGTATCCGGAACGATCAGTGCGACGAGTACCTTCTCCAACAGTGGATCGGCCCTAACACTTTATGTTTCAGGATCAATCGGCTCGACGAGTACCCTTTCTAACAGTGGATCGTCTATCACCATAAACGTAACCGGGACAATAATCTCTACAAGTTCGCTCTCAAACACCGGATCGGCCTCAATATTACTAGACTCGGTTGAGTACGTCCTGTGCGGCGAGGATGTAGCGATTTGTGGCTTGGGCTGGTGTGTAAACGTAGCAGACGCAATCTTCTCTGCAAGTGCCATTTCCAGTAGCGGAGCAACCCTGACCCTATACGCAGCGGGAACAATCAGCTCGACAAGTACCCTTTCAAACAGTGGATTCTCCGACGTTATACAAGGCGGGGGAGCAATTAGCTCTACGAGTACATTCCAAAGCAGCGGATCAACCATCGTCTTAATTGGGGCGGGAACCATGTCCTCCACAAGTACCATGTCAAGTAGCGGATCGACCCTCACCGTAAAAGTAACCGGAACAATCAGCTCAACGAGTACCTTCTCAAGTAGCGGCTCAAGCCTTGTGACCATACTGCCCCAGTCGGATGAATTGCTCCTTTGCGG